TCTTTGTCGCTCAAGCCGATGTCGGCTTCTTTGCCGGTTACAGGTTTTTGGTCCACTTTGATTTCCTCTAAGAAAATTGCGCGGGCTTCGTCCATGGACTTGCCCTCATTGATAAGTTTGCGGCTCAACTCGGATGCGTTGAAACGCTCTCCAAGTGCGCTGATGTTGGCAATGCGGGCGCGCTCGGCTTCAGCAGCCTGCGTAGCGACCACCTGCACGTCCACAGCGGGTGTGGTTTGCTCGGTCATGGTTGGTTCCTCGATGGTAACGTCCGCAGGCTGTGCGGATTCCTCAGAAATGCGATGCACAACGACATCGCGCTCATCGTTGGTCACAGAACGGCCAATACCCACGGTGGGGTCGGCCGGCACTGTGACCAGCGATACTTCGTACGGCTCCCATTTGGTTGCCGTAAATGTGGACACGCCATCACGGATGGATTCGACCATCTCGCTGATGCGGTAGCCGAATGAAACGTTGCGCAGGATGCCGTCTTGCACCATGCCCAAGGCTTCCTCGGAATCTTCGGTTTTGGCGAAACGCACGCGGCACCAGCCACGGCCGTCTTGCAGCCAGGCTTTTTCAACGACGCCACGGATCTCGTCCATGTCGTGGTTAAACAGCAAAGGTGCGGCGTTGTTCAAACGGCCAAGGTCGGCAGCGCCGGTCTTGTGGCTCAAAACTTCCATGCCGAAATAGCGTTCGACAGGTTCCTCGCTCGAAAACGGAAATTCGATGACGCGTTCTTCGGCGAAGACTTTTACTTCTTCGACTTGTTGAATTGCTCGCGTCAGCTGCGGAAGCTGGAATCGCTTTTCGGTGTTTTGCATAGTTTCCCCAGGTAGTACCGGATAGTGCTCTGGGGAAATTATACCGCCAAGTCAGCGATCACTGACTTTGGCTGACGTCCGATGATTGGTCGGGCGCTTGCGTCGCGCCGTTTCCGGCCACCGCCGACGGGTCGGTGTCGAACACCAGATCCATGTCGGCCGCCATTTGCATTTCGCGCTGGCGCTGCTGGAACACGTCTTCGATGTCGCCGCCACCCGATGCAATGACGTCCGCCTGCGTCGTGAAACCACAGCGCACAGCCTCTTTGTAGGCGGCGATCTCTTTGACGGGATCGACCCACTGCCAGCCGCGCGGGATCCAGCGCACTTCGCGGTAGGGTTCTGGGTTCAGGTTGTAGCCTGGCATGACCAGCTCACCGGAAAGCTCGGCCAGGTCCAGCCATTCCTCAAACACCGGTTTGTGGAAATTCTCGATCATCCACGACTGCAGCACGCGCCAGTTGTCGCGGTCGTCCAGCAAGGCCAGACGGCTGCTGCTGTAGTTGGTGTCGCTGTAGTCACGCGACAGTGTGGCGTAGCTCACGCCAATGCCGGCCGCCATCGACCGCAGCATGGCGCGCACGAACGGTTCGAACTGGCCACCTGGTCGGTTGGGCTTGCTCTCGGTGTATGTCTCACCAGGCTGCAGGCGCTCGATCTTGCCAGGCTCGAAGTTGGTCACAGCTTGGCCGCCTTCGGTGCCGTCCTGCAGCGCGTCTTCCTCTGGCGATTGAATGAAACCCATGCGGCAGGCTTCGGCGCGGGCCGCGATGACCTCGGCTTCGGTGTAGCCGCCAAGGTGGTGCATGCGCATGATCGCGCTGGCCAACCATGGCACGCCACGGGTCTGGCCTGGGCGGTCCTGCTTGTAAAGGTGGATCACTTCTTCGGCTGGGATGCGCTTGGTCGTGTTGTCCACGGCGCCGGCGCCAAACGGGTAGTCGCCAGGGTGGTCGCGCTTGAAGTGGTACGCCACAGGTCGGCCCCAGCTGTTGCGCTCGACGCCCATGCGGATCTCGTTGCCGTTGCGGGCAATTTCGTTCAGCATTTCGTCCAGTCGGTCAGCCTCGATGATCTCAAGTGCCAGCGGTGTCTTGCTCTTGCCGAATGTGTAGTTGACCTTGCGCACGAACACTTCGCCGGATTCGGCGACGGCGTGCATGACCTGGCGCTCGATGTCGTTGAACGACAGGGTGCCGCCAGTGTGGCAGTTGGTCTTGCGCTTCCAGTTCGCCCAGGCTTTTTCGATGGCCGTGTTGGTGGCGTCGTCCATCTTGTTGCCGCGGCGCATCTTGACCGATGCCTGCATGCTGATGCCTTGGCCCACCACGTTGTTGGTGATGACGCGCAGGGCGTTCTTGGCGTAATCGTTGTTGCGTGCCAGATCGCGTGCGCGTTCGCGCAGCTTTTTCAGGTCCTTGCGGATCTCTGCGTCCATGCTGGTGCTGCTAGTCACCCAGTCCGACACCAGACGGTTATACATGCCGCCCTCAAATGAACGACGACGTGGGACAGCCTTGGGCTTTCCTTTGAACCAGTCACGAATTCCCATTATTTGCCCCCAAATCGAACATAGACCGCGCGGCCACTATCCAAACCCTGCGCTATGCGCTTGCGTCGCGTTTCGCGCGCCACGTCAGACTTCAGTTTGGTTTCCAAGGCAATCAAATCGGCCATGGGCATTTTCTTCAGCGACCGGTTGCCGATGCTGTATTCCTGAACGCTGCCGCCCTCGATGCGTGCGCGCATTTCGGCACGGATGGCATCCAGGTCTTTTTCGAATTGGGTGCGGCCGTCGAAAGCGCCGGTGGTCACCGCGACGTTGGCCTGCACTTCCATGCTGCCGGTGGAGATGGTGAATCGCTCACTGCCTGCGCTCACGTAGTCCTGGAACCAGACCGTGCCGGTGCCCAGCGTGGCCGACTGTGTGGCGCTGATGGTGAAGTCCCAGCTGCCACCAGCGGCTGCAGATCCGACGATATTCAGCGCGTCGGCGTCAGTGCGGTGGCGCAGCGAAACCGTCCGTGTCCAGCTTGCGCTGTTGTAGTCGGGTGTGGCCGGCTCGTTCCACTTTACAGTGTCGCCAGCGAAGATCAGGGCAGGGACGTTCATGGTTTACCAGCTCGTCATAAAGTTGTTTCGCGCTATTTTAGCCTGTCTGCGCCTATTCTGCGGTTCGGTTGGCTTTTCTGCCTCTTGTTTTGGCGTGATATTCAGTGACTTTTCGAACTGGTCCCAGATCGTTCGACGGTTGAAACGGGTGTAAAGCCACTGCAATGCGGCGTAGCCGTAGACCAAAGTGTCCAGCGCTTCGTTGCGCGCGCCCGACTTCTTGACCCATTCGCGTACGGGAAAACCCTTAACGTAGCGCGTGATCTGTTTTTCCGCGGTCAGCTGGTCGAAGTAGTCCCGCGGCAGCTCCGCGTGGAAATGAAAATAACCTGGCCCTGGCTCGTTCAGCTTCAGCCGTGCAAACACCGTCGACTTGATGGTGTCCGTGCCGACTGGGTAGACCTCGGCGCCAGACTTTATGGTGCGGCCCTTCCAGTTCAGATCCACCTTGCTGGGTTTGCCGATGGGCTGCTTGCCGCGTTGCGACTGACCCTTGATGGCAAACACGTTGTGCGCCTTGCGGTCGCGTGCGTAGGCGTAGACCTCGCTGGTGTAGTGGCCGCCACTATCGATGGCCGTGGCCGCGATCTTCATGGGTTGCGCCAACTCATGCGCCACCGGCTTCAGCACCACTTCGTCCAGCTGCGCCCACAGCTTCGGCTGCGACGGGTCGCCGTAGATCTCCATGTGGTCGATGATCCAGCCTTCCTCGTCGCGGCCCCATCCCCACAGCGACACCGCCAGCCGGTTGTCCTGCACGTCGACCGAACAGGTGACGGCCAGCGTGCGCGCCGGCGCCACGCCTGGTGCGTAGAACTCGACGCGGTTTTTCAGATCATCAGCGCCCAGCTTGGCGCTGTAGTCGTCTTCCCACGTTTCGCCCAGAACCGTGTTGACAAATGTCTTCAGCAGCGACGGGTCGCCCTTGGCCTGCATGAACTCGGCCGCGATCTCTGACCACGACTTCCAGCCCAGCGGCGAATACAGCGACGACAGGTGGAAACCCACCGTTTTGCCGTCACCTGGTGCAGTCGCGCGCCATTGGCCATTGGCCAGCATGTCGGCTTTGTGGCGTTCATCGATCAGCGTGCCGCATTCGTCGCAGGCATAGGCCGCCGTTTGCGGGTCGTCGTTGTCCCACTTTAGGTTTTTCCACTGCAGCCACTGGCTGTGGTCGCAATGCGGGCACGCCACGAAATACTTG